GACCAGAAGGTGCATCTGCGATTACGCCATCTGTGACAAAATGTTGATATCTAAATGTAACATCAAAAGTTTCAATCTCAGTTGACCCACCAGTAGTCAAATCAATTGCACTTACACTTAATGGAAACGCATTAACAAAAGTATATGTTTTCAACAATCTATCATCCCTGTCAAGTTGTGAAACTTTAAGGTCAGCAGTATAATCATTATGATTAGTAAGTCCTTGTCCCGTAACAAGATGATTCAAACTATTATTCCACCTTTCCATTGCATTTCTAATTGCAAAGTTTGTGTCATTATAAAATGTAACAGTCCATTCTTCAAAAGTTCTATCACCCGCGATATAGATACTTCTACCACGAAACGGTACTGCGATTTCTTCAACTGTCATTCCAGGCAGCTGTGCTGATGTGCATAAAAATGCAGCATTTCTGGTATCAAGTCCAACAGCACCAGCTGGAGGATTGTTAATTTCAACCCGAAACTGGTTTGCTCTTGCACCGCCACCAATTAGTTGCGATCTAAATTCGTCTAATGTTCCAACCATTTTCGTTGCTCCTTATTAGAATCTGCCAATAACTTCACTGAACGAAACACCAGTTCGTACAGCAACAAAGTTAAGACTGATAAAGTTAATTGAACGAGCAGGTTTAATGTAGATGTCAGCAATAAATTCATTCCTGTCAATAACTTCACCTGTGTTGTTAGTGCCATCGCAGACCACTGTAAAATCAGTGATACCTCTACGACCCTGAACATCTCGCAAAAAAGGTTCTACTAAATTACGGAACTGCGCTCGTGTAAACTCATCGTTGAATTCGAAGAGTGTAAACTTAGCAGCTGTCGCAATTGCTTTTTCAAGAACAAGGAACAATCTACGCACGTTGATTCTATCAAAAGCACTTGGTTTGGTTTGGGCAGTTTTATCACCAAACAGAACCACACCCTGGCCAGGAAAATCAACAACAGGATTAATCCGAGCCTTATAAAGAATATCTCTTTCAGATTGCATTGGGTTATAAGCAACTTTAATTGCACCACGAACATTACCACGATTATAACCGCCAGGAGAGAACCACGGATCAGCAACTCTATCTGTATTTGCACAAAGTCCGGCAATATCACCGTTCAAAGGAACAAAACGGAAAACATCATTGTATTTGTCATACATGTATTTGTAACCGCTATCATATACAACATATGAAGACGAAGGTAAAGTGTCAAAAGAATTTTTAACGTTTACTGTTTGTGTGTTTGAACTCTGAACATTGACAACTGATTGTCTAGCCGGAGAGATAAAACCAACACAATCTTTACGAAGTTCGCAAATATCTGTAATCATTGTTCCATGTGTGTCAAACTCATCACCCGAAGTACCAAATGAACTTCCCGTAACTGTTACTGAAGGACCACCAAGAATAAAGTTAATATCATGGAGTTCTGCATTTGCAAACAAGTCATATGCAGTACGTTTCTCACCGAGAGTAACTGAATAATCGTCTGTTCCTCCAGTCAAACCATCAATCGTTGGTGTATCAACTAAAGTATACACACCTGCACCAGAACCAGAATCCTGAATGATACTATCACCATCCGTTTCGTCAATAACGCTTGAACCTTCATCTGATCCAGTTGCATCAGTTCCGTTTAACACGACATCATTACTAAGGTCTAAATCATTACCCCAGTTAGTACCAGCGCCTAGATGATCCATCCAGTAGATATTTGCAGATTGTGTATAAATCACATCAGCATAATAATTTGTTCCACCTTGAGCTGTTCTAGCTTTTGGATTTTTAGAAAGTGCACTATATGTTTCTAAAACTGCAAGAGTTCTTTGACCAGCAACACTTTCGGAATAACCTGAAAGTTTACCTGTTGTGTCATATACAACAATATGCATTTCATCGCCTGTTCCACGACCTTCTTGAGTAGACCATTGCGAAGTGCCTGGTGCTGTATCAAACAAATCATAAAACTTCCAACGACGACGAATAAAAGAATTGTTAGCAAGAGATGCAACCAATCCCGTTCCGTTTGGATTATCTAGTTCACGAATTGTAATTGTGTTGGCTGATGTATCGCGAGCAGTTACTTCATATTCTTTGCCTGCATGACCCGTAGCAGGAGTTCCAAAACCACTATCTGTGAAAAATGAAACAACATCACCAACGTTAATTACGTTAGATGCAAGATCAACATCATCAACAATCACAGATGTTGCACCAGAAGATGCAGCACCATTTACTTGGTTTGCACCAGTAATATTTTGTGAAAATGCTGTAGATGTTGCACAAATAGAAACTGCAAGAGAATTTCCCCAATCACCAGCGGTTCTAGCAGCCCAAGGACCAACGCTACCTTGACCATCAGCAAAAGAACCTAAATAATGTTCTGTATCTCTAATCAACACACCCAATTCAGAGGCAGCACTTTTAACATCAGATTCACAACGTACAACTTTTAATGCATTTGAATATTGCAAAAAGTTTGCCGCAGTGAACCAGAATTCAAAATTACTACCATTTGGTTCGCCAAAGATACTTCTTAGTTCTGCTTCTGTCCCAATATTTACAACCGAAGCTACAGGGCCTTTCTCAAAAGGACCAGCAACCGCGCCAATATTTGTTTGTACGGCAGGTATAATATTAGTGAGATCAATTTCTCTAACCTGAACGCCTGGAGAGACTAAAAAACCCATTTTCGTACTCCTTCAATCTGTAAAGTTTATAAACTTTATTAGTTATTCTTCTTTGTATTATTTATAAAAATAAAGATCCTAAAAACCTTTTTTTATATGTTGTAATTCTTATAAATATTTACATGTTAACGCATTATGAAAAATATAAATGCACTATAAAAAAAGTTGCAAAACGTAATTATCGACAACGTATTGTGTGGCTAAATGAGTATCTTGCCGAGAAGTCATGCATTCATTGTGGTGAAAGTGAAACTGTTTGTCTTAAATTTTATCCTTATAATAATAAAATAAGAAAACTTACTCAACGTAAGGGAATGAATGATGGAAGTAGAAAAGAATTAAATGAACTTATAAAAAAATCTAAGATTGTGTGTTTAAATTGTTTCATCAAACTGGATTCAGATTTAATAGAATTTATTTAGTATTACCAATTCGTATTAAAATCTCTAGTAACTGTTGTCCATTTGGTTCCGTATTCATCAATATCATCACCAAAGGGATCATCAATACCATTTACAATAAAACCAAATGGTGCCATATCTTGTTCTAACATATCTTGTTGTTCTCTTATCATAGTTTTTCGTATATCATTATCAGTAAGTTCTTTAAAATATGTTTGGTCTGTTGCCCAAGCAAAAATAAACATGCAAGCAACCAAATCATCGTTGCAACCATCATCAGCCTGATGAGATGAACCTCTGATAATAAATGTAGACAATTCATTTACACAGTCATAATCTTCTATAATAAGTTTGTCATCTTCTATCAATTGTTTGAGATTAGAACAACCAATCTTTTTAACCGCCTTTGTTGTTCTTACACCCAATTGTGCTCTACCCCCTGAGAATCCCGCTCCTAGTACCTGGCCTGCTCTACCTCGCATCGAAGCCATAACTAGGTTGTCATACTCAAGGTCAAACTGTAACGTGTTGGCGACCTGCTCACCTATGTCATTCACCTCTACCATGACATATGCTTGATTATATGCTTTAGCAACTTCATGAATTTTGGTGGGAAACAGAAGCGGTTTAATTTCATTATCTCTAAACTTTGCAACCATCTTATATGGTATCTCAGTTATATCAAATACCACAAATGCAGAATAATCATTTGCAGTACCACGAGATACATCAGCAGTTAACATGTAAACATTTTGTTCTATTGGTCTTGTGTGAATGTCTAAACCTGCATTTGATTGAATGGGATTTCGATATGTTAAATTCTTTAATCTTTGTGCACTAATTAATGTGTCAATAGAACCTAGAAAATGACATTCAAATTCAGCATTAAATTGTGATTCAGAAGTATTTCGTATTGTTTCTATTTTCCAATTTTCATCTCTGCCAGGAACTTCACTCCAATGAACTTCTGTTGCAACATAATCATTTCTTTTTTCTTGTGAATCTACCCATATTTTATAGAACATGTTCATACCATGCGGCGTAGAAACAATAATTACCTTTGTGTTTTGACCAGAAGTAATTGTAGGATAAACAGATGCAAAAAATTGTTCTGCAACATTTGAGGGAACAAACGCAAACTCATCAAGAAAAATTATATTATAAGAACCACCACGAATTGCACTTGAAGAAGTTGCAGCTGCAATAACCCTACTACCATTTTCTAACTCAATATTACCTTTGTTCCATGCAATAATACCTTGCTGCATCCAGTTAGGAAGGTTCTCATAAGCAAGTTGTAGTCTGCCAAGAATATCTCTTGCAGTAACGGATTTGTTTGCAAGAACAGCAATATTTACATTTGGATTAAACAATGCATAGTGCAAAAGGTATGATATAATAGTAGTTGATTTGCCGGATTGTCTAGGTAATTTGTAAATGGTAAATCTATTATTATGCATAGAAGATACCATATCTTTTTGAAAATCATACATATCAAATGGCACCAAACCATGATCAAGAGAAACTATTTGAACATAATTTGAGATAAAATAAATAGGATCAGCTGCGCATTTATGGAACTCTTTAATGTTTTTCTTTGTAAACTCTACAGCTGTGTTAATCTTTTTTAAATTGGGATTGCCTAGATATTGGTTTTGGTCAGCCATTAACTAATTCTCTATTTTTAATATGTTCTTCTTCAATATCATCCTTAGATTGTCCGAAATATGCAACCCCATTGTGTGTGTCAATAAGAAGTTGATTTAGAGTTGTATCATCAACAACAAACTCTCCAAGAATACGACCATATTTACCAACACCATCTTTTTTGGTGCGTAGAACTTGTGTTGATCCAATTGGTAGATGGGCTAAAACAAATTCCTTTGCCATCAATCCATATACCTTTTCTTCTTTGTCGCTTGTCCTAGATTCAGGTGTATCAACACCATAGAATCGAACTCTCTGTTTTTTCATCCATACACCAAAACCTAAATCAATATCTACATCAGCGGTGTCACCGTCTATTACTTTAACAATTTTGCATTGATATTCAAACATCATTTACTCCTTCATATATTTAGGTCAAAATCTTAGAGTATCACCATCAATTTTCACTGTTGTTATTTTACTAAATATACCATTGGCATGATGTTTAAGAATATTTTCTCTTTCTTGAACATTTAATTTATCTTTTTTATTAGGTATGATTAAGAACCATCTCTCCATTCTAAATTCACCATTTGTAAATGTAAATTTTACACTATTATTATAATAAGGATTATATTCTAAAGGTGTGATGGTATAGTGAACATAAGACTGATCGTGTTTATCAACAACAGTAAATTTACTATTTTTTGCAAAATTTCTATTACGAACAACATCCTCCCAATCATACAAACATTCAAAAGAACTTATTGGTAGCGGATTAGTCATATATTGATGCCAATTATCAATCTTATGTACATCTGACATTGCGACATACAACTTACTAAGCAGTTCATCTGAAAAAACAACAGTTCTATCAAAAAATTTAATAAGTTCCATAATTTATTCTCCAATCAAAACATAATATCGTTGTAAATTTCATCTGGTATTTTTTCATTCCTTCTCCAAAACTGACCATCTTCCAAAACTAATTTAATTCTATCTGGATTTTTTCTTCTTTTTTGTCTATAGACATAATTATATTTTTCATCAGTCGCCCCTTGCAAAATTTTAATTAAAGAAGGTTCTTTTGTTTTATTCTTTCTATAATTATTATCCTTTAAATATTTGTGTATATATTCTTTTGCAGGTTGTTTATATGTTTCCCAAGTACCACCATGTTTAATATCATGATTAACTATTGACCATCTTTGAAAATTTGGAGTGTTGAAAAAACTTAAAGTAGATTTCCATTCTTTGGTAGTTGTAAATGTAAAAATCATACGGCTATCTACATCTTGCCATTTAAAACAAAAGTTGCACCACCAAAACAAATCAAATATAGTTTTAATTTCTATTGGTGCAAAATCAACATGTTCAAACATAATTCTAGCTAACTGTTCCATTCTAAGTTTATAAGTTTCTGAATTTTTGGGTGGCATATCACTATCAACACCACCACCAAATGCACCCCATGTAAAAATACTTTCCCAATCGTCATCATGTTTATCTAAATTTTTATGTAGAGCATCACTACCGAAACACTGATCTCCACATTCCCCCGTTACTTTGATGATGTCATGGTTATTAAATAAAGTTTCATCTAACATTTCCTTATCTGATAAAGGACCGTTTCTATCTTTTACCATTTTCTCCCACATCAATGGAAACTCTACAATTGATTCTTCAGTGTATCGGATATTGAGTATGTCAGAATCAGATTTGGTTTCCAATAATGCAATCAAAGCTCCACTACTGTCAATCCCACCGCTCCAAAATAATTCTACGGGTTTTCCCAATTTCCATAAATCTTGAGCTGCATTCATACAACACTCTTCAAAAGACTTATTAAAATTTGCAACAGAAGGAATAGGTTCGTACATCATATTAAAAGGATTAAATATACCTGTTCTATCTACAGGCATGTATGCCTGAACCAATTGTCCTGGCGCTATTATAGGAGGATTTATATTTAAATCATCCAATTCAAAAATATCAGGTCTAAAATATTTAACTTTATTCATAACAAAATTTATCTATTTATTACTAAGTCAACCAACAATTATATGTAAACAAATCATTTCTCTTTCAACATTTTCTGCAACTCAGCAGTGCTCCCTACGAACAATGCATTGGTAACACTCTTAGGTGCGTTACTTGGAACTTCTTTTAGTCTTTTCATTTTCTCTTGAAGATCACCAAGTTTTTCTGTTATCTCTGCAACTTGTTTAATTAAGTTGCCTGCAACCTCATACGCTCTTGGAGCATCGCTTTCTTTGGCCAATTCAAGAATGCCTTCAATTGCGTCAGAACCTCGCTCAACCAAGCTATAAAGGTTTTGTCGTTGGTATGCATAATCATTTTCTATGTCTGTTTCTTTACTGTTATTTACTTGTATTGTTTTTGTTTTTGTTTCAATCGGAGGATTAAATTCAATTTCTTGAACTACACCCAATGCTCTATCAATTTCATTGCTCATGACGTTAATTTATCTTCACCCGTAACAACATCTTTAACTTTTGAGTCTTGAAAGAATGATGTTGTTTCGTTAAATCCAAAATCATCATCAGCATCAGAACTAGTTGGATCTGGCGTAACAGTATATCTCTGCTCTCTTGCTGGAGTATTTGCTGGAAGATCAGTATATTGATCTACAACGGCAGTCTTAATAACACCAGAATCAGTTACCGGACCATACAAATAAAATTTAGTTGTAAAAGACAACGTATAAATTATAGCTCTTCTCGTTTCAAAATCACCTTCATAATTATCCTCATACGATATGTCATTCAATATAATTGGTATATCTCTCTTAATACCCATATCTGCCATATCATTAAATGTTAAAGTATAATCAGGTTGAAAGTAAGGAAGAATTTGTTCAACAATTTGCAAAGCATCATCAGAATTTTTTGCCATTATATAAAGTTCAATTGAAAGATTATATGGGACTGGCATAAATTGTGTATCAAGTTTAGAAGAATTCCCTGTTTTTGTTTTCTTAAACTTTTGTATACGATTCAATTTTCTAGCAGAATCATAAGTTAGGTTTTTAATTTCAAATCCAATACGTGGAAGTGTAATTGCAACTTGTTTTGTCAAGTCTGGATCTTCTTTAAGCCTAACCAAAAATTTCTGTCGTGGTCCATATGCTAAGGGAACCTTCATAGATTGTTGTATAACACCATCATTATCTTTACGAACTAATTGTATATTATTAAATACAGTTCCAAAAGCAACAATAACTTTTCTAATTGTTTCATGGTAAAATTGACTTCCTAACATTACGGATTGCTCCTATTATTCTTCATATTACTATTTATGCACCCGCAGTATGACAAGTTTTTAATGTAGTGCCACCAGAGTTTTTAATCAACAGAGTTGACAGTGTTTTAAGTTCTGCTGAACCAATCGCATCATTTGCCATTTTTGCTTCTGTCACTTGGTCGTCGGCAATGTGGGCAGTATCGATACTACCAGCAGCATAATGCTCAGAGTCAATAGCATCATCAGCGATATGTGCGTTATCAATAGAACCATCTGTATAGTGTTCTGAATCAATAGCATCATCAGCAATCTTAGTTGCATCAATAATATCAGCAGAAAGATGCGCTCTATCAATACTACCGTCTATATATTCATCACTGTCGATGGAGTTTGCTGGCATAACTGGTATCTGAGTAAAGGTCACTACACCATTTGAGGCAATCGCTATAGCATCCAAGTCACTAGCAGAACCAATAAGACCGCCATCTTTAACTACTAAGTCACCAGCAACTTGGAAGTCACCGATTGAACTTAGCGTTGCCTTCGCAGTTGCACTAGAAGCAGCAGTTTCAGATACGCCAGTTGTAAATACCAGTTTAGTAGCATTTGCACTTGCAGTGAATGCTCCTTCAGCAATAGCGTGAATACCCGCAGCTACCGTAGAACCATCTGTTCCACCAGAGTCACCAGCGGCAAACTCAAGAGAAGCAATCACTTCATTTGCTACAAGCGCATCTTCTTCAGATTTCAACTGTAGTACCATTGGTAGATTATCACCAGTACCAACATGTGTTGCCGTAAGACCAACATTATGAACATGTTTAAGTGTAACATCAGAGTTTACACCAAAGGCAATTTGGGCAGCATCACTTATCAGAATAATGTCATCACCAATAACAGCGTCTAGCACTACTGACAAACCACCATCAGTCTGTAGTGAACCATCAGTTGTACTTGTAGCAGCAGTGCTATCATCAGTTTTGATAATACCACTAGCAGTCAAAGCCGCAGTCGTAACTGCGCCAGCAATGACACCTGTACCAGAAACATCTAGGTTACCATTGACATCAATTAGAGTTGAGTTAAGTTCTATTTCGTCATCAGCATTAATATCCAAATCGCCATCTGCTGGTGAACCAATACTAATAGCAGAGTCACGGAAACGAAGTTGCATTGCAGCATTAATCATTATTCCGTTATCAGCAACGTGAGTTAGTGTTACATCTTTGTCTGCACCAAAAGTTAATACAGCAGCGTCACTAAGTAAGAATAAGTCATCGCCAATGACTGCATCAGCAGCAACAGATAGACCACCATCAGTTTGAAGTGAACCATCTGTGGTACTTGTGGCCGCAGTAGTATCATCTGTTTTCATAACACCACTAGCAGTCAAAGCCGCAGTTGTCACCGCACCAGCGATAACACCTGTACCAGAAACATCTAGGTTACCATTGACATCAATTAGAGTTGAGTTAAGTTCTATTTCGTCATCAGCATTAATGTCTAAATCACCATCAGCTGGTGAACCGATACTGATTGCGCTATCACGGAAACGAAGTTGCATTGCGGCATTAATCATTATTCCGTTATCAGCAACGTGGGTTACAGTAACATCTTTATCGGCACCAAAAGTTAATACAGCAGCGTCACTAAGTAAGAATAAGTCATCGCCAATGACTGCATCAGCAGCAACAGATAGACCACCGTCAGTCTGTAAGGAACCGTCAGTAGTAGAAGTTGCAGCAGTAGTATCATCTGTTTTCATAACACCACTAGCAGTCAATGCAGCAGTTGTGACAGCACCAGCGATAACACCTGTGCCACTAACATCTAAGTTTCCATTAACGTCAATCAAAGTTGAGTTAAGTTCTATTTCATCATCAGCATTAATATCTAGATCACCATCAGCGGGTGAACCAATGTTGATAGCAGAGTCACGGAACTGAACAACCATAGCTGCGTTAAGTAACAGACCTGTATCAGCAACGTGAGTTAGTGTTACATCTTTGTCTGCACCAAATGTTTGTACCGCTGCATCACTAAGTAAGAATAAGTCATCACCAATAACTGCATCTAGTGTTACAGACAAACCACCATCGGTTTGTAATGAACCATCTGTTGTAGAAGTTGCAGCAGTGCTGTCATCTGTTTTAATAATACCACTTGCGGTTATAGCGGCAGTTGTTGTAGCGCCAGCAATATCAACCACACCTGAGAAGTCACCTGTGGCAGCATCTATCTCTCCAGAAATTGTAAGATTTCTTTGTCCTGTTGTATCTATGTTTGAATCTGTAGTGACTACTTTAGAAGCAATTGCTGTACCAGCAGTTAAACCATCAAGTAGTTCTAGTTCTGTCTCAACAATGCTTGCACTACCGATTATGAACCCTGTCGCAGTAACAGTAGAGTTGAATGCCGCAGCACCAGCAGCACTACCATCAATCGTTAAGAAGGTTGTATCTGAACCACCATCTGTGCCTTTGAGAATAATATCACTATCGTTAGCAGCAGCATCAAGAGTAATGTCACCAGAACTGGTTGTTAGAAGGATTGCTGCATCACCAATAGAGAGATTATCTGCTGCGAGTGAGGAAACGGAAATATCAGCAAAAGCTAAATCTGTACCATCTGATGAAAGTACTGGCCCATTGGTGCCGGGTGCTAGTACAGAAGGATCACCGCTTGCATCACCAACTATAATTTTACCCCGTGCAATTCCAGCCATCTTCGCAAGTGTAATTTGATTATCTGCAATATGAGCGGTATCAATACTTCCGTCAATATACTCATCACTGTCGATAGAGTTTGCTGGCATAACTGGTATCTGGCTAAATGTGACTACACCATTAGAAGCAATTGCCATTGCGTCTGCATCTGATGCTGAACCAATTGTACCACCATCTTTAATAAGAATATCATCTACGAAAGAAACTATACCAGTAGAAGCAATTGTAATAGCAGAAGTTGAACTTGCTACACCAATAGTTCCACCATCTTTCATTAGGAAGT